TGGTTAGAGGGGGGAGCGGGCGGGGGGGGAGTTGTGGGGGGTTCTCCTCGCTACTATTCCTTAGAAGCAGAGGCAAAGGTAAGGCGACTTATCAAAGAGCGATCCGCTCAGCCCACTTGTGCGCCTGAGTCACAAGTCACCTCCACAAGTGGGGTGACTCCACAGAGCGGAGAGCCCCCGCAGACAAGCGGGGAGCCAGCAAAAAAAATGGATTGGATTGCCGATTATCCTGTGGCACTGCATGGGGTGTATAGAGCTAAGCAAGAGGCGTGGCTCCGTGCCTGTTCGCTGAAGCTCTCCCTGAACCAAGTGCCTATGGAGGACGAAGCCAAAGCGTGCGAGATACAGCGGCAGCTCTGGCAGCTCTTCGAGACGATGGACAATTGTGATGTGATGCTGCAATATTGGCGTGATCATAAGAAGATCCTTGAGCCAGTACAAGAAGATTACAGCCTCCTTACCCCTATGGAGCTCGTACAGCGCCGCAACACATTGCGCAGTAATATAGTATCACGAGAAAAGAGCTTGGCCAAGTGGGAAGAACAAGCAAAGAGTGAAGAGGGCATGACCGTGAGGAGCTTATGGGTGCTCAATGAGAAGATTGCCAGAAAGCGCGAGGAAGTGGAACAAATGAAACTACAAGTGAAGGAGATAGAAGCATTGATAAATGCCAATAATGATTAATTTCCAAAATTATCCGACGCTTTGCCCTTGCGAAAAACTTGTAACCGCTTATCATTTAGCTACTTAAAAAATATTTTATTTTTTTGCAAAAAAACATTTGGTGGTTTCAAAAAAAGCCGTACCTTTGCAACGTTAAGACAAGGGCAACACTTGTTAAAAGTTGCAAGGTAATTTTATTGTTTTATAATATATCCGTGAAGGTGTCGTATAGCCGTAATGCTATACAACAAAAAGCGTTAGCTCTTGTCTTAACAACACCCACTCACGGATTTTTTTATTTTATATACTATGTTAAGACAAGTAGAAACCACAGAGACAATGCTTCCGACTGCGGAGGCGTTGTATCCCAAAAAACCACAGGCGCCCCGCTCCAAGGGGTTATTGGAAGACCTCTACGAGGAGGTGGCCAAGGAGTATTTTCAAGAAATTCTTCAGGAAGCTCGCGGAGAATGTGTGATCAAGGTGGGTTCCAAGAAGAACAGCTATACCGGAAAGATTACCGATGAATGGCGTATCTGTGCGCTCCATCAGGAGGGCAAGGGGAAAACCTTTGCCACAGCTGTACTCTCGCTCTATGGAGCTATCACTTATGCTAAAGTAAAGGAAGGAGGTGTGCTATGAAAGAGAACAGATTACCACGCCCGCTCAATGAAGTACTCGGGAGAAAGCTCGCCTATTGGATCGCTGAGATAGATGGCAGGTTAGACCACGAGGATGATTTTCAGGAAAAACTCTTGCAGTTCCCTAAGCTATTGGAGGACTCAACTTTTTTTGACAAGGAAGAGGAAGCCTTTATCAAAGATATGTTTCTGCACATGCTCTCGCTGACCTTTATCGTGCAGCGGCACAAGGAGGAAATAGAGCTATTCTGCGAGGAATACAACAATTTAGGCTGTTAATAAGAAAGCGTATGGAAGATTACACAGAAGAGATTCGGGAGCTGATAGGGAGGTATTACAGCCCTATAGCGACCACCGATAGCTGGGCATGTACTTATAAGAGTACCCTTGAGCTGCTGGCTATGGTAGTGGGGGTGATCCCCACTACCCCAGTAAGCGAACACGATATCTACGAGCTGATGAAAGAAATAGGTTTTGCCATAGAACTGGTGGAGCAGGAACAAGGAGAAGCCTTCTTGTGGAAGCTGTATAAGAAGAGTGAGAAGTAAAGCACCTGAAAAACTTTAACACAAATTCCTCACAAAAAAATGACAAAAATACTTGCACGATACAAAAATATATCGTACCTTTGTGATGTCCTTGAAGGTCGGGGATGCTGACAGAGAAGACAGCGAGGTTCTTTGAAAACTAAAAAAAAAGAGATGCATCTAAAAATAGTCTTTAAATGCAAATCCTTTAAAATAGTTCTTGAATTTTCGTTTAGGAAAATCTCAATAAAGATTTTTTAGGCTTGGATTGGGGGTCGCCTCCCCCAATTCTCTCTCTTTTTTATTTGAGGGCAAAAGTAATACTAATTTTTTAAACTTGCAAACATTATGAAAGAAAAAAAACAACCGAGGTTTGAGGTAGAAATACCCCTTAAGTGGTGGCATTGGTTATCATTTGTTCTACTAATATTATTGTTATGGAAAATACTCAGATAAGAGCGCAAGTATTAGCCATTGTGGAGACCTTCGGCATGAAAGGAAAGGTAGTGGCTAAAGCAATGGGCGTTACTGAGAGTACTTACAACATGAAAAAAGTGCCTGCGGAGAATGGCCATAGCTTCAATGAGAAAAACCTTCAGGACTTGGTAGCCTATATCAAGCAAGAAGCCGAGAAGCTGACCCTTAATGATTAACAAAAAAATTAAAAGCAATGGAAACAAAAGTAACAGACATAGAAGCGCGTAAAAAACAACTAATTGAGGAGGAGATCAAGTACTGGATGTTTATCGGAGGGCTTGTGGTGATCATAGGCCTTGTGGTGGGTGCTGTGCTGTGGATAGCAGGCGTGGTGCGCTGGTGGGGTGCACTGCTGATCCTTGTGGCCACAGTGGCGTATTCCTACTATACAGATGTGATCGGCAAGCGTTCGGCGGATCGTATACGAGCCATACAGGACGCGGCAGGCTTTGACCGAATAAAACAGCGGGATCGGGAGCGTGGCCGCTTGGGACGTGTGGTGCTCTTTTTAGTCTATACAGGATTGTTTTCCTTTGGGTTCTTCCTACTTGGACATTATACAAATGCTGTTATGGGGTTGATCCTTTTTTTGACGTACTACGGGGTATGCTTCCTTATTGTAAGGTACTTGTGGCGACAGCTCTTATAATGACTAACGACTGGTGACAAATAAAACGTCCTTTCCTGAATGGGGAAGGACGTTTATTTTTGCGGTGGTCAGAAGTCAGAGGACAGAGGCTGACAACTGACCACTAATAACTAACACCTATAAAAAATGGCAAAGAGAGTAACGACGGATTTGGTCATCACGATCAATGGAAAGGAAGTATCGGACAGTTTCACGGGGATTTCCAAAGTGGTAAAGGATCTGGAAAAAGATCTAAAGAATCTCACTCCTGGCACGGAAGACTTCAACAAAAAAGCGGCAGAGCTAAAGGAGGCTAAGGCACATTTGGAGCGTGTAAAGAGCGAGATTCAACAAGCTACAGCGGCGCTTGATCAGGTGACAGGGAGTGCCGAGCGAGCAGGCTCCGCCCTTGAGGCGGCGGGGCGCAAGAGTGAGGGCTTTTGGTTGGGAATAAAGCAGATAGTTACAGGGAACCTGCTTACAAGCTTTCTGGGGACGCTTGCAGGCACGGCTAAGGATTCGGTGGGGGAACTGTTGGAGATCTCCGATGCGATGACGGGGGTAGAGAAAACCTCAGGGCTTGCCGCTGAGAAGGTACGCGAACTGTGGAATGACTTCGACGAGCTGGACACCCGTACAGGAAAAAAGGAGCTGCTGGATATTGCCCAGATCGGAGGGCGCTTGGGGATTACGGACAAGGAGCAGCTCAGGGAATTTACCGAGGAGATAGATAAGATCTACGTTGCCCTGGGGGATTCCTTCCAAGGAGGATTGGAAGCGGTAACCACCAAGGTAGGCAAGCTCAAGAACCTATTCGAAGAAACAAAAAATCAGAACTACGGGGAAGCGCTGAACGCCATAGGCTCGGCGCTGAACGAGCTGGGCGCCAATGGTACGGCCAGCGAGGAGAATATCTCGGATTTTGCTACCCGTATAGGACAATTACCTGATGCGCTCAAGCCAACGATCGCGCAGACCTTGGGCTTAGGGGCGGCATTCGAAGAATCAGGAATCGACGCGGAGATCGCCTCCAGTGGATATTCGCGCTTTATGAGCGTAGCGGGTACCAATGTGGAAGCGTTTGCCAAGCAAATGCGGATGTCGGCAGAGGAAGCCAGAGCGCTGTTTGAGACCAAGCCCGAGGAGTTCTTCTTGCGATTCGCCCAAGCCATGAAGGGATTAGGCGCGGAGGGTACAGCGGAGGTACTCAAGGGCTTAAAGCTGAACACACTGGAAGTACAGAAAGCCATAGGGGCAGCAGGCGCCAATGCGGATCGCTTTCGGGAGATGATGAGCTTGGCTGGGGAGGCGATGGAGGAAGGTACCTCCATACAAGAGGAGTTCAACAAGGTCAATAACAACACCGCAGCCATCTGGGAGAAGATCAAGAAGGTATGGAAGGAAACCTTTACCAGCACTTGGATACAAGGTTTTTTCTCCTATATTATCCAAGCACTGGGCTGGCTTACTGGGGTTACGAGCAAGGCGGGTGATGGAGTGAAGGTATTCAGGGAGCGCATTGCCTTTTTGCTGAAGACCTTAGGGGTATGTACTGCGGCTGTGGTGAGCTATAAGACAGCGGTGAGCTTGGCCACAATAGCGACCAAAGAAGCGTGGCAGCAGTCGCTACTCTATAATGCAGCGCTGAAGGTGAAGACGGCGTCAATGCAGGCGGGCAGAGCTGCGGCGCTGCTGTTTTCGGCAGTTATACAATTTCTTTCCTTGAACTTTAAAAAGGCAGGAGAATCCATGCAGGCCTTTAATGCTATTACGAAAGCCAATCCTTGGGGATTGGTTGCGGCAGCGATAGGGGCAGTGGTGACGTATTTGGCATTATTTAATAGAGAGCAGAAGGAAGCACTTACAGGGCAAAAACTCTATAATGATGCAATAAAGGAATCCCATGTACAGACTGCGGTGGAGGTGAATCACTTACAGCAGCTATTGGCTGTAGCCAAGGACGTACAGAAGCCATACGAGGAGCGCCGTAGGGCTGTGGCGGAGCTAAACCGATTGGTTCCTGAATACAACGGCAACCTTACAGTAGAGACAGCACAAACAGAGGAGGCTAAAAAGGCTTTGGATAGGTATGTGGAGAGCCTAAGGGCTGCGGCCAGAGAGAAGTACCTCAAAGCGATTGTGGATCAGAAAGCCGAAGCGCTGGCCAAGGCGGAATATTCGAGCCTTGAGGAGAATATCTCGTGGTATCAGAAGGCATGGAATAGCGTCAAAAGTATGGGAAATATGACTATGGCTGCCCAGAACAATATCGTTAGTTCCTTGGAAAATCGCAGCAAACGTATCAAAAATGCCGAGCAAGAACTCAAGACTGCCACAGAGCAACTGATGAAGGAGCAGGCTAAGAAAGTAGAGGGCTCCACAGCGAGCACAGATACCCCCAATACGCCGATAATAGGAAGCAGTGGAGACAAAGAGGGCAAGGGCAAGGCAGCCAAGGTAAAAGACTATACCCAAGAGTATGAGGCGGCCAAGCGTGCCCGCTTACAAGCAGAGCAGGAGCTACAGAAGGAGATAGCCCAAGGGCTGGAGGAAAGCCTCGATAAGCAGTTGGCCACCACGGAGCAGAAATACAATGAGAAGAAGTTCAAGCTACAACAAGAAAACGCCACTCTGGAACAGGAAATCAGCACCATTGCGGCGGAAAAGAGTAATGATCCTAATCGGGAGAAAGCCATAGCCGAAAAACGTAAGCTGATGGAGCTCAACAAACAAATAGAGGTCGCTTACGAACAGCAGAAGGAGCAGGAACTCGCACAAGTCAGGGAGAAATATCACGCCAAGGAAGCTGAGCGCAGGGTGAAGGAACGAAACCGAGAAATAGAAGCCCTTCGCCGCCAGAAATCCGAGGAAATCATAGAGATACAGAGCTTGGAGGAAGCCAAGAAGCAACTGAGAGAAAACCTATCAGCGGGGGAACTCTCACAGATTAAGACACTTGAGGACGCTAAAAAAGCCCTAAGAGCACAAGCCGAGAAAGAGTTGTTGGCACTGAGCCTGAAAAACTTTGAGGAGCAGAAACAGATCCTTATGGGCTACCTCTCCACCCTTACAGGGGAAGCCAAGGAGAAACTGGTCGAGGACATCACCCAGATAGAGGATAAGATAGTCCAAATCAAAGAGAAGCTGGACAACATCAAGAACAACAAGGACACTAAAGAGAAGAATGCCGCAGACAAGGAGCTGGAGAAGGTGGATGTATTGGGATTCTCGGCCAAGGACTGGAAGGATACCTTTTCCAACCTTGATGAGATGAGCAACCGCTTTAAGGCTGTAGATATGGCTGTAGGAGCGATGAATAATGCTTTTAACATGTTCTCCCAACTCCAACAGGGGCTCAACCAAAAGGAAATGGCCACCTTTACCAAGAATCAGGAACAGAAGAAAAAAGCCCTACTCAACCAGCTCAACCAAGGGTATATCTCACAGGCGCAATACCAAAAGGAGCTACAGCGCTTGGACGAGGAAGCCGACGCCAAGAAGAAAGAACTTAGTGTAAAGCAGTTCAAAGCGCAAAAGGCAATGAATATGATGAATATTATAGCCAATACGGCTGTAGGTATTATGAGAGCTTACGAACAAGGCCCTATCGTGGGGAGTGTCTTTGCTGCAATTATAGGGGCTTTAGGGGCTGTACAATTAGGGATTGTAGCCTCTCAGCAGGCGCCAAGCTATGCCAAGGGAGGATATACCAAGGGCTTAGGATTTAAGGACGAAAGCGGGCAGGAGGTAGCCGGAATTGTACACGGGGAGGAGTATGTGGTACCCCAGTGGCTCAAGAAAGATCCCGAAGTGGCGCAAGTGGTGGAATGGCTCGAAGCCAAGCGTTTGGGGCAGTCCCCTCAGGGCTATGAAGCAGGAGGCGAGGTGAAGAATACCAAGCAGGAAGCCCCCACAAGTGAGAACAGCGTCCCTGCCATAGGAGTGCCTACAGGACTTACCGAGGTGCTCTCAAGGCTCAGCACTACCGTAGAGAAGCTCCAAGGGGAAGGTATAGAAGCCTATATCGTAGCCGATGCTAAGGCAGGGAAGGAGCTCCGACGGGCGATCAAGGAGTACGAAGCACTGCGAGAGCGAAACAAGAGATAGTGATTACTAAGGGTTTAAAAAAGTCCTTTCCTATATGGAAGGGGCTTTTTATTTTTGCCTTAGATAGAAATTAAAAGGTATTGATTCAATGGAAAAAATCTTTGTAACCTTGTGGATCCTCTTTGGTATCTACATCTTAGTCTTAGTAATGATTATGGCCGACCTATGGAGTGGCCTGCGCAAAGCCAAGAATAACGGAGAGATGCGCACCTCGTATGGCTACAAGCGTACCGTGGGGAAGCTCGCCCAGTACTACAATGTGCTAATCGCCCTCACGATAGTAGATAGTATGCAGATGAGTGCTGTGTGGTACTTTGAGCAATATTACGGCAATCAGCTGTGGTTCTTTCCCTTTATGACCCTTGGGGGTGCCTTTTTGCTCTGCCTGATAGAGATAAAGAGTATCTATGAGAAGGCCGAGGATAAGGTGCGCTTGGACAAAGCTGGACAAGTGATGGGCAAGATCATCCTTAACCGCGGAGATGTAGAGGAAATAGCTTCTTCCATCAAGGAATATCTTAATGAAAACGATAAAACACCCATAAAAAACGAATAAACTATGCCAACACCTAAGTATAAAGTAAGGCCTGACACAGGCGAATTGCAGGAATACATCTTTGAGTACAACGGGATTTTAGCACTGAAAAACTTCGTAGCACGTGTGGACGGAGAGCGCCTGATCCTACACAGCGCAGAGGATATGAACTTCTCTATCTTGGACGCCTTGGTCAGTGAAGTAGAGATCAATGGAGTAGTGTATGACAATGCCGATGCCGCCCAGCAGGCACTACAGCGCTTAACCTTCAATACCAACAGACCCGTGATCATGACCCAGCGCGAGCGAGACCTACTCTTGGGAGCACTCCAAAGCGGCAACTATGTAGGCACAGCAGCGGATCTGAAAGCACTCATTGATACGAAAGTAGACAAGGAAGATGGTAAGGGGCTATCCGCGAATGACTTTACCAACGCCTACAAGCAGCGGTTAGATAACCTTGAGGATTACGATATAGAGCTGGACGAGAATACTACAGAGTTACGATTTAAGAGAGGGAGTAATGTAGTAAGACGCATCTCCCTAATGTTCCTCGATGACGAGGGGACAAAATTGGTGTACAACAATCCCGAGAAGACTTTAGAACTAAGAGACAAGCGCAATAACCTTCTCACCAGTATCCCCGTGAGCCACTTTGTCAACAATATTCCTGATGGAATTGTGGTGCAGAATGGAAAGATTAAGCTCATGGCCGGGAATAATGTTATATTCGAAAATGCTTTTTCTTATAACGACTTGGCAGATAAGCCCGATTTGAATTTTGCCCCTGCCTCTCACAGACACAACTGGAATGATATAGACGGGAAGCCGGAGATAGCTACAGAGGAGAAGATACAAGAGGCTGTGAGGAAGATACAAATTGGTGGGAGAAATTTAATTAAAGAAACATCTAATTTCTCTTTAAAAGAGTCACCCTACTATTTACAATCAAACTATACAGGTAATAGCGGATATGTTGGTGAAACTTTTAGGGGAAATAAAGTTATTAAACTCATCTATAACTGGCAAGGGATTCAGTGTAGAACAACATTTGAAGATAGACCAATGATTATTTCATTTTGGGCAAAAACCTCAAAAACAGGAGTAAAATTCACTTGTATTACAGATTCGAATGTTGTATACTCTAATGGTACAGTAATACTATCAGATGGAGAGTGGCATAGATATACTATTTCTAAGAATAGTAGAATTACTACGTTTTCAAATGGAAATAATGGTTTTGTTGAGTTTTATAAAGATAATGGCCATATAGAAGAAGTGTATGTTTCATCTTTTAAAATTGAGTATGGAAATATCCCAACTGACTGGACACCAGCACCAGAAGATATTAGAATAGCTACAGAGATAAGTGAAACCCGACAAATATTTCCTGATGATAATATAGTGTATGTAACAGCAAATGTGTCTAATTGTGACTTGCAATTGATACCATCAGGATATTCGACATCTTTCAGAAAAGTATTCGCCGGAGGACAAGTAACCTTCACTTGTTTAGGCAAACAAATCATCTACACAGGGGATACAGACTTCAACGGAGGTGATGGCTCCACTGCTGTGGTGAGTATATGGAATAACAAGTGTTACATAGATATAAGAAATATATGATGAAAGTAATTAACAAACTCAAAGGTAGCGACAAGCTCCTGCATAGTAAGTATGGGAATATAATATTTATTGCCATTTTCCTAAGTTCTTTGATATTGTTTTCTGTAGGAAAGTCCTTACTTATAGCCGCTATCGCCTTGGGCGTGATAGGGCTATGTAAGGAGATATATGACAAGTATATCAAGAAGACATTCATAGATTGGTGGGATATCGTGGCGAGTTTTACCCCTTATCCCCTCATTAAATACATTAACCGATGAACGCAATACAATTTTTTGATTGGGGAGGGGGAAAAAGAGATATTCCTTATTGTAAGGTTAGGCTAAAAAACTTTTTTGCTCTAACAGAAGGACGTAAATTTATTGGACACATTCCTTTACAAATATTCGAAAGCAAGGTTCTGTATTCTATATATAACAATACAGAGAATGTGAGCAATATCATAAGATCTAAAAAAACAGAAATGTATCAAGAAGGTAACGATTTTGTTTGGAATGTTTTTATAAAAGCTCCTATTAAAGATAACAGGACATTAGTTAATATTGCATTAATAAGTGTTTCTGACGCTAATCGGTGGCTTTTTTTTAATATGTTTGAAAAATGGCCGGGAGGATATATATCAGGAAGAAAGATTAAAGAAGAATCATTAAGGTCTGGAATTCACTTTGATAATGAATCATTACAAATTGCCATAGCTTCAGGACTTAATGTACCATTACGTTTCGAAGATAACAACGAATTGATTACAATAAGTAGCCTATTAGGAAAAGAAATTGTTTTTGAATTAATATAATAACTATGACACCAAAAGAATTCGTAAAAAAATACAAGCCCTTCGCGCTCGAAACAGAGCGTAAGACGGGAGTTTCTCACCTTTTTATATTGGCACAATCAGCCTTGGAGACTGGTTGGGGGAAGAGTGCTCCTGGTAATATGATGTTTGGCGTGAAAGCATCTATTTCCACGCCTCTTGAAAAGCGTCAGCTGGTTCAAACCACGGAGATCCTCACCTCTGACAAGGCTAAATTCCCTGTTATTATCAGTATAGAAAAGCGCCCTGATGGCAGGTTTAAGTACATTGTTAAGGACTGGTTCCGCAAGTACAACAGTCCAGAGGAGAGCTTCACTGATCATGCCAACCTATTCCTGAAAAACAGGCGATATGCCAAGGCACTACTGGTAAGGAGTGACCCGTACAAATTTGCAGAAGAAGTAGCAAAGGCAGGCTATGCCACCGAGCCTACGTATGCCGAACGGCTCAAGGGGATGATAAGAACGATTGAAAAGAATGACCAATGAAAATTACCAATGAGAAAGAAATTGTATTTACTATTAGCTCTTATGGTGCTTTTAGGGTGCAGGAGCAAGAAATCAAGCCGAACCGATCACAGAGAAGATCAGCAAATCGAAAGAAGGGAAGAAAAAGACAGCCTCTCTCAGGTAGAAAGTCATCAGGAAGTCGCTACTTTTGACCTCCAACATTCGCAATCTTACGAGCTCTCGCTTGAAAATGATAAGGACAGCATAGAGGTGCAGCGCGAAAGACGCATAGTAAAGAGGCACGACGGGGAGGTCTCTCATATCGAGGTACTCAAGGTCAAGGGGGGGAAAGCTACCCTAAGGGTAAAGCAAGAGCAAGCGCAGCAAGCAAGGCAGGTAGTCCGTAGGGAACAGCGAAGAAGTGAAGGGCATTTCTCTCAAAAGAGAAAGGAGGTACTTACTTCTCATACTATGGAGCGAGAAACACTTCGCCAAAGGTGGGGATTTGCATGGTGGGTAGAGGGCTTATTGTTGGTGGTGGTCTTATGGTTGGGCTATAGAATAGTAAGAAGATGGATAGGATAGAGTTTCACTGTGCAGGGAGTTACTCAGAGCTCAGCCCTTGGCAACGAGAAGAAGTCTGCCTACGTATGGAGGATGATCGGCGTGACTTTCAGGAGCTATATCGGGAGATGGTGCTGATCCTGCTGATGGGGAATCCTTCAAGGAAAAACAAAAAGCGAGTACAGTGGCTGCTCTCAGAAATCTCTATCGAGCAGCTCCTCCCATTGGGAAAGTTCCTGCTCACCGATAGGGACTTGTTCTCCTTTCCTGAGATCTGGGATGGACTCACCACTCCCCTACCTCGATTGAGTAATTGTACCATTCGACAATTTTCCGTGGCGGACATGCTTTTTTACCAATACAGCAAGAAGCGTGAGGAATTGTATGCACGCCAGCTGGTGGCAAGTCTCTACTGCTGGGGCGCAAGTGAGTTTGACCCCTTGCTACTCCCTAAAATTGCGGAGGTAACCGATAGCATTTCCCCTGGCACGCGGGCTGCGATTGTTTTTGCCTATCGATGTACCAGAGAGTACATCATAGAGCGCTATCCTGCTGTATTTCCTAAATCCTCTTATAGGGAGGATACTCCTATATTCAGGCGGCAGGGGGATTATACCCCCTTCTCCAAGGTAATAGCGGCCATGGCGATGGACAGCACCCAACCCTTGGGCAATTGGCATGAGTGCAGCGCGACGCGTTTGTACGATTTTTTAGAAATATTGAACGAATCTATTCTCAGAAGTAAGCGCACATGAGAGATCTCTTTGTAACAGATACATTCGAACTGGACTTGAGCCGAATATCCATCTCCTATCAGGAAGAAAATCCGCGGTTCAAGGATACTTTCTTTACTCAATTCTCCCTCCCATTTGAGTTCTATATGAATGCAGATCTGAGGGTCAAGATGGGTAATTATACGGCTATCAATGCCCTGCGGATAAAGAAGAAGCATGAGGGCTACCATGTGATGGATGGAAGAGCCAGAAAGGGAACTTTGGAAATTCTATCCATAGAAGGAGAGCTGGTACAGGCGCAAATTGAATCAGGTTTCGAGCAGCTGCCAAATTTTGAAAAGAAGCTATGTGACTTACCGCTGGCAAAGGTAGCTGTAGACAATATCTATGAGCATGCCAATGTAGTCTGTAGGAAGAGATACCCCGAGGTAGATTATAATTTTCCTCGTGTAGTTTATAATAAGGATAACAGCCAGAGTGGCTGGGAAGCATTCGAAGGATTCTTGAACCACACTCGTAATGGGGCTTTTATCAATAATAGCGAGGATTCTGGCAATAGGGTAGTCCGCAATATCATTCACCCTATGCCTTACCTACTCTATGTACTCAAGAAAGGATTTGCCGATGCGGGATATACCCTTGCTGGAGATATTCTCACCGATGAGGACTTCCTCCAGCAGGTGATATACTCGGGAAAGGAATATTACAAGACTTCAGAGCAGCAAGAGGTCAATATGACCCCGCAAAGGGATAGCCTTACCCAGCAGCGAGAAGTGAGCGGAGTAGTATTTGGAAAGTACCAATCCGAGACTACCTTGGACAAGGTCGGAAAGTGGCGCTTGGTCTGTAACAATGCTCATATACTAACCCATGGAGAGCCATTTATCTATCGGGTGAAGCTGGATGGTGTGGTGATCCGTGAGGGGGCTATCAGTGAGCGCCAAAGTACCTTGAGCTTTACTCAGGTAATTGCCATAGAGACAGGGGGCGCCCATCAGCTCCGTTGTGAGTTCGAGGGGGCTTGGAATAGCCCCATTGAGCTATACCTGAATATCATTGCCCAGCATGACGCTCAGGGGAATGTGATTGAACAGGTGATTAACAACAATGAGGTAGACCTCAAGCGGGCTGTCCCTGATATTACCTTCGGAGACTTGGTCAAGACTATTAAGAACTGGAAGAATTACGATCTGGAGATTCAGGGGGACAAGATCTTTATGAATCGTATCCACACGGAGAATCGCCTACAGATGAAGGACTTTCGTCCCTTTGCCATCAAGGATCCTAAGAAGACACTCACTACCAAGGAATCTTACCTTATTAAGTTTCCGGATATGGACGAGGCTAAGTTCAACTATCCTGCGGTACTGATCGACGAAAATGGCATGCAGTTATCACAAGGGGAACAACAGGGGAGCACTCAGGTAAATATTGAGGGCTACTGTCTGCCTAAGGTACTCTATAGGGGAGAGCATTCCTGTATTCCACGAAAGAACGGAGGTAATGTATTAGGGCTTATCTGGTATGATGGCTTGCGGTATGGCAACAAGAATGAGGGCGAGACCAGAGAGGAACTCCTGCCCCCAAAGGTGACCAAGTACTGGGAAGAATGGTTCAAAATGCGCTTATCCTCCTATGAGCTCTCATGGAGCTTTATAGCCAACAAGAATCAGATACGGGAGTTTGCTCTAAGGGATACGCTGTATGTGTATGGCCAGCGATTTTTTATAAAGTCCATCACCAAGAATACCCTTAGCCGCGAATGCTACCAAGTAGAAATCACTCTAATCAATGTATAATGGAAAGGGAAAAAGAAATAGGGAAAAAAGCAGCTATCTTGCTCAAGGGCAGTTTACAAGGGGAAGTCTCTACCCGTTTTGGTGGCCATCTCTCAGGAGGGAAAGCGTCCCTACAGGCTGCTACCACAGTAGCGCGCATGCGCTATTCCAAGCGGGCTGACGGCACTAAGCAGGCGTACCTCAAGGGAATTGCTATAAAGATGCCACGGCATGGCTTTATCCAACATTACGGGATAAAAGCCTCCCGCGTAAGGGCTGGAGGCACCCGCACCCGTGAAAAACCCAAGCAAACGACCTACTTTTTCAGGGCTCACTTATATTCTAAAGGAATGAAGGAAAAACCTTTTATTGATGAGGCAATAGAAGCCAGTGGGGCTGTCGCCTACTTGGCTGAGGAACTCCCTAAGCAGCGCGGAGAAGAACTCCTTATCTTTATCAAACAACAATTAGAAAAACAATAATATGGCACGTAAATATATCGCAAGAAGTTATCATATATGGTACCCCTTTAACGAGGAAAAACCCACAGTTGCTAATTTCAAAAAAGAAGAAGAGATCATGGAGTGGCACTTCTCTGAGAACCCTATCTACAAGACTTGGAAAACAGGAGAGCCTATCCCTAATAATGACCGAATGTCTGTTATATTCCCTGAACTCTTCCTCCTCCCTGAGTTCAAGGGATACTCAGGCAAAACAGAGTTATTTGTTCCTTTGGAAGAGTACCTCAAGAAAAGAAAAGCAGAGGAAAAATACAAACCCAGTAAGAAGACCAATAAGACAGAAAAAAAATGGGTAAAAGGAAATGGAGTTTTAGATCATTGGGAATGGAAAGATGTACCTGTCTATGAGCCCCTAAGTGAAGATGAAATATACCAAGAGTGGAAAAGATATGCGGAAGAGTGGGAAAAAGATAAATATATCTTTAGCATCTCTATTACTCCCAATGATTTCGTCGAAATATATGCCGAAAATCAGGACCTAAGAAATATAAAACCCTCTTACTTCGATCGTATTCTTAATGCATGGACGAGGCGTATTCGTGGGCGTGGGCGTGGATTAGAATATTTGCTGCGGTATAAGAACTTCTCTCAGCTCCCACAGGGAGAGACAAAGCTCACCCTTACCTTTACAGCTTATGCTGTTAATAATGGAAACAACATAGAGTTGGAGAAAAGGGAGGTGCCCATTACCCTAAAGCGAGAAGGTATCGGAGGAGGAAGCGGCAGCGGGGAAGGTTCTAAGGATATCTATACACCACGGGTGGTCAATATGACCCTGAACAATGCCACTCGGGAACTCTTTGTCGAACCGATGACGGAGACTGGAGAACTATTACAGGTAGCACACTTTATACATAATATCAATAGTTTTTTGGTTCTACACCAAAAGTTCGGAGGGGTAAAGCATTATAGTGAGGGTGCCTCTCATTGGCAAAGGCCATATACTTTTGAAAATGATGGACTCTTCAAGGTAGAAGTAGATAACGATGATCTGTGGGCATGGGCTAAGTTCTCTCTATCGGAGAACTACAAGCGTACAGGGGTAGTTCAGGGCTTCGACTTTAGCCATGATCAGGTGATCGTCAAGGAGGATAACTGGCTCTTTCAACGGGTATTCTCCATAAGGCTGAATGTTATTAATGACCTTACTTCTTTTTCCTTTGATAAAAAACACTATGAAGCAACTTTATATCGCGAGAAAAGAGAAAGGTATGAGGGCTCTTTTCGTATCAACAATGCCAATAGGCTTACCTATACGATCACCCCTTCGGCGGGTTTGGAGATCGTGGAGGTGAAGCACAATGGAGAACCCTTTGTTTTGGTTAAGTTCCGCTCCAAGAGCGCTGAGACTTTCCCTCTGGGGCTTCAGGAGGAATATATTACAGTCAAGAGCAACAGGGACTCCACGCAGATTGTTACGGTAGACCTCACGATCAAGACTAATCTGGATTTCGAACAGAAGGATATATACTTCTGTCTGGACAAGGATATCCTTACAATAGCACAGACGAATGAAAATTCGGAATTTGCCCGTGCTAAGTTGGTGATGAATTTCTCAGGATATGGCCGAAGGGTGACCACCACTCAGGAGTATGAGTATGTGTTCTTTAACAACATGGCCAAGATTGACCTTGGGGAAGAAATTCAGGATTTCTTCGAAAACTTGCCTGATCTGAAAAGGCTATATATCAATAACGAAAATACAGCGCTCCCTGTGGAGGTGATGAAAGCTACTGAGGTAAATGTTACTATTGTGGAAACCAACTTCAAGGGAGAGGAGTTCAAGACACACAAGCTATCTTCCCTGCGATACCTCCCTGGTAGGACACCTCTCTCCTACCCTTACCTGACTAATGTAGGGTTACGCTCTACCTATACCGATTCGCTAATCTCGGTAAGTGCTCTTACTAAGGCTTTTAAGAGGAATGACCTTGGGAAAATTGCTTCTAATAGCGTTGATTCTTCTGGATTGGTGGACGATTACGGGGTGGCTAATCTTTGTTTCTATCGAAAAAATGCCAACCGCTTTTTCGGAAAGAATACGATTATCAAGAAGAGCACTCTTTCGTTGGAGCCTAAGCCTGAGCCTAATGGGGAGCCTATCACGGTGCTTTTCCAAAATCAAAATCTTTGCCCTGATTGGTTCTCTTTTTCTGGAGAGGAAGAGCTGCACATCAATTATGAGAATACCATCTCACAGCATGCCGAGAAGGACGAAGAGTTCAAGGCTTTGGTCAAGGAAAAAAGGACTTTCAAGCTCAACACAGGGTGGATATTCCCCGAGGAGGTGGAGCTGCTATGGGAGCTTATCAAGTCCCCTCAGTGCTTTATTAAGGCTAATGATACGGATTGGGTCAAGGTGATTCCTATCTCTCAGAAGCCTCTATCCTATGATAACACACGGAACCTACACAGCTATGTAGTGGAGTTCCAGAGAGCCAGTATCCAATAACTAAATGATGATATAAGATGGAGTTAGTGAAATTCGACAAAGAGGGTACTTACCCTCGTATCTCAGCTTCGCATATTGATGAGAGCATAGAGCTTACCCCTGCCGAGCAGGAGATCAAGGCGCGACTTAGGCATATTCACGCCCTTAGGATGACTAATAAGTATTCCAAGTATCAAGCCATACAGATACACATGCGGGAGATGAAGGTGAGCCAAGCCACTGCCTATAGGGATTATAATTGGGCGATGCAGATCTTTGGGGAGTTGGACAAAGTGGATGTGCAAGCCGAGCGCATGATCTTAGCGGAGTGCTACTGGCAGCTCTACCTAAGGGCTCTCAAGAAGGGCGATCTGGAGCAGGAGCGTAAGGCGCTGGATTCGTATAAGTCGCTGTTCAACTTCGATAAGGAGGAGAAAGAGATTAACTTTGAGAAGATCTCCGCTCATGAGTACCATATCAAGATGAGCCGCAAGGGTATGCGCATGCTTAGAGAGGCTATCGGTACAGGGGTGGTGGACTTCAACGAACTCCCCGCTGAGGAGATAGACTATGAAGAGAGTGAAGAGTAAAAAGTGAAAAGTGAAGAATGCTAATAAAACCAGTTAAAGAGATCTACCTAAACCCCATGCAGATGGCAGCCGTGGAAGCCAATAGGTACGGACGGGTGAAGAATATTTGTATCGAGGCGGGGCGTGGTACGGGCAAATCGACTATATTGGGGTGGTTTGTCAAGGAAGCCGTACGCCAAATGCCACGAGCGACGGGGGTACTGGTAGGGGCTACTTTTGTGCAGATCAAAAGCCGTACTTTCCCTTCTACCAAGGAGGGGCTGGAGATGTTCGGCCTATACGAGGAGGTGGATTATGTAGTGGGCAGAAGCGGGAAGAGCTTAGGGTATACAATGCCTTTCCAAGCGCCCAACTCGTGGAGCAATGTGGTGCATTTCTCCAACGGCTTTATCCTTGTGCTGGTATCCTTGGACGATCCCAACTCAGGGCGCGGGCTTAACTCCTATATGGTCATAGGAGACGAGGCGGCGCTCTTGGAGCACGATCGTCTGTTTAACAACGTACTGACCACGAACCGAGCTAAGAAAGTGGAGTTTGACCGTGCTTCGCTGCTCAATGCTACGATATTTACTTCCTCCGTAGCGCTGACCAAGACGGGCGAGTGGTTCACCAATCGGGAGAAGCTGGCGCTGCAAAAACCACAAGAACATTGTTTTATCAAAGCCAACGCCTTGGTCAATAAGGAGAACCTCAAGCCCAATTGGATACAGGAGATGTACGAACAGCGGGTATCGGATATGCTCTTCAATGCGGAGATCATGAACATACGCCCGCGTAAGGTGGCCGATGGATTCTATCCGCAACTATTGGCTGATAAGCACTACTACAAGTACAAGTATGCTACGAATCTTTTAGATGATTTTACCCAGAGCTATACCCCAAGCTGTACCTATGACACGGACTTGATTAAGGGCGTTCCCTTGGAAATATCATTGGACTTCGGAGGGCGTATCAACTGTGCTGTGGTTGCCCAAGAGAGCACGCTCACCCATACGCTGAGTATCATTAAGGATTTCTTTGTCAAAAACCCGCAGAAGCTCTCAGACCTTATTAAGAAGATCATAGACTATTACGAGCCACACAAGGCTACCTGTAATAAGGTCTATCTATACCACGATCGCTCAGGTTTCAAAAGTGAAGCCAACAGCAAGACGACTTTGGCGCAGGATGTGGAGGACATGCTCCGTACAGCAGGCTGGCAGGTGTATAACAAGACACCCAACACGAACAATCCAAGCCATATCCTCAAGTTCCGACTGATTAACGAAATCTTAGAGGAGAGCAACAAAGTACTCCCATTCATCCGTATCAATGAGGATAACTGCCCCAACCTAATTGTATCCATGGAGAATGCAGGACTGAAGCAGAAAGAAGATTCCTTCGAGAAGGATAAAAGCTCGGAGCGCTCCACCTCCATTCCGCAGGAACACGCCACCCACCTTTCTGACTGCTTCGATTATCTTGTATGGTGGAAGTATGCTTATCTGATGGACAACGATCGCCACGATTCGTATATTATAAGTTCTGTTTAAAAGAGGATTTTAACGGGAAAGTAAAGAGTAATTTTTTTTTACGAAAAACATTTGGAGGTTTCAAAAAAAGTCGTACCTTTGCCGCGTTAGAATCTTGAAGAATATTTTATATCCATATAAAATCATTCTTAAAAATATCAATAACTCACGGCGTGAGGGTGTCGCTATATAGTAATATATAGCAAATTTCGTAAACTTCGAGATTCTAACAGCACCTACTCACGCCGCTTATTTTTTTACTATGTTAGAGTCTCAACAAACCTCTCACCATGTAGCTTTGGCTATTTCGTGGGCAACTGGCCGCACGAATCGGCTTTCTCTTCTAAGTAGTACGGGCTGCTTGAAAAACCCCAATGATTACGAACCTGCTGACGATCCTATGGTGGTGGATGCCATCGCTCAGGAGTGTTTCCACTGCTTGCTCAAGGATACCGCGTGTAACTTCCTACTTGCCTTCCGTGATGGTCAGTGGCATGTATCTACTTCTGCGGGTACTACTTCTGACCCCTCGCTACAGCTTGCCGTAATACACGCTTACTTATCCTACTATATTTCCACCCAAAAAGAAAGGAGGGCTGTGCTATGAGAGCAAACAAACAACTACCCAGCCCACTAAATGAAGTCCTCGGAAGAAAGCTCGCCTATTGGCTCTGCGAGATAGATGATAAGATAGATCGCGAGGAGGATTTCCAAGAAAAGCTATTACAGTTCCCTAAGTTATTGGAGGACTCTACCTTTTTTGACAAGGAAGAGGAAGCCTTTGTCAAGGATATATTCCTACATGTGCTCTCTCTGACCTTTATCATACAGAAGCATAAGGAGGAGATCTGTACCTTCTGTGAGCAGTACAATGAATAATGACTACAAAGCCTCTCCTTTGGGAGAGGTTTTTTTACGATTCTTGACCAGGCGAGCCCACTGATTCATATTTCACTCCGATTTTTAAAATTCAAATTGTAAAAACAATTAAGGCGGCAGGGGGCTTTTTTTGCACGCAATGAAAATGAAATTGATTTTTAGACTTTTAACATTTTGAAAAACAAAGCAGTGAATGCAAAATAATGATAAAGTACCCTGTTTTTTCCGCTGGGGAATGTGTCCTTTATTTATCCTGATAGTTTTTTGACCTTTGCAGCATGGTAGAAAAGATATTTTTAAAGGACGTTTTGGCAGAAATGCGAAAATTAGATGCAGAGAAAAAGCCGATACCCTTTTCCATTGCTGTACGCACCTACAACAAGCAAAATGGATTTGGTGGAAAGCTCCTGATATACCATAATGCTACCCTAATGCAACAGCCGAAGGGTAAAAAAGACTTTGAGAAAAACCCTAACCACTGGGACAACAAGACACGAAATATTAAACTTGCAGACGGCACTATAAAGAAAATTATTATCCTATTTATAGTGGCGTTTAATGGGAAAGAAGTAGTTTATTAATACAATAAAAAAATATGGAGATACACAACTTGCAATTGTATAATGCCGATAACTTGGAAATTATGGCAACCCTACCCGATGAAAGTATAGATGTGGTGTGCATAGACCCTCCGTACTTGTACTTGGAGAACCAAAAGCTGGAACGCCCTTTTGACGAGCAAAAGTTTTTTGCAGGATGTAAGCGGTTACTTACCAAAAAAGGCTTTATCGTGATGTTTGGTCGTGGTACTTCCTTTTACCGTTGGAATACGATATTAGATGGATTGGGCTTTGTGTTTAAAGAGGAGGTGATTTGGGATAAAAAAAGAACAACTTCTCCCTGTTTACCGATAGGAAGGAGGCATGAAACAGTTGCAATTTTTACAAAAAAGGAAGGGATAATAAATCGTTGTAAAATATCTTATATTGAAAGGAAAAAGTACAATATAGAATCTATAGCCTCAGATGTGAGATATATTAGGAATGCTATTAAAGATTCGAACAAGCTCTTGAAAATACAACAGTTTTTAGAAAAAAAAATGCCAATTGAATATAAGGACAGAACAACTATAGGAAAAAAATCTGTGACAATAAAAAACAACGATTTAAAGAAAGAAAACCGTTTTATGTGGTGTGTAAGGATTATGAAAGAGGGAGTAATAGAGGAAAGCCTTATAACAGTAAGTCAAGAGAAGACTAAAAATTCCATTCATCCAACTCAAAAACCTGTACGCCTCTTAGAGCGTCTTTTGGCGTTGGTTATCCCAAAAGATAAACCCCGCAATGAGGTGGTAGTAGCCGACTTCTTTGCTGGCTCTATGAGTTGTATGGAAGCCGTGCACAATATGGGAATGAAAGGGATTGCTACCGAAATAGACCAAGAATACTTTGAGAAAGGAAAACAGCGGATTGAGGGTTTGCAACCACTAATTATTAACTAATGGAAAAAATAGATAACGACTTGTATATACTATCGAAGAGCAATACAGCTATACTCTTTGACAACAAAAAAGGACTAACGACTCCTAAATCCAAAAAAGACTCATCTGATACAGATAAATATTCGGCTTGGGGGGATGATAACCTTTATCCACAAGAGCTAACAGAAAAGCTCAATAAGACAGGGGCGGCCATAGGCGGGCTGGAGGTGCTGATCTCGGCTCATTATGGGTTGGGGTTCCGCTTATACCAAGACGTGGAAACAGAAGAAGGAATCGTAACTAAGGAACGCGCACGTAACTCTTTCCCTGAGCTGAACCAGTTCTTTAAGGCTTGCCGCTGGGATATTACCATGTCCGAGATCGTGGAAGACTTTGAAACCTACGGGATTGCCTTTGTGGAATATCTACTTTCGCCAAATAGGGACAAGATCGTATCCATCAAGAGGCAGCAGGCAGCTCATTGCAGGTTGGGCGTACCCAAGGACAAGGGCTATGTGGATAAGGTGTATATCAATACCTCGTGGGGGAGTACCTTGGACGAGGAGCTAACAGAGGAAGTACCCTTTTACTCGGATATGCATTCGGTGGAGAGTCTTAAGGCATACTGCAAGGAGAAGAATGTAGAAAAATTCATCGTGCCTGTAATGCGTACCCTTACCACGGAAAAGAATTACCCCAAGGTGAAATGGCATAGCTCTTTTGCCAATGGCTGGGTGGATGTGGTGCTTTCGGTGCCGACATTTAAAAAGTACATGTTTGAAAACCAGTTGAACCTAAAATTTGTTATCTATGTAGCCGATGACTTTTTCTCTCATAAGTTTGGCCGCAATGAGTGGCAGGAGATGAGCGATGTGCAGAAGGAGCAAGAGCGGCAGAAGACTATTAA